CTGCAGGGCCGGCAGATGGTCTGGGGCTCGCCGCGGTGAGAGCCGCCGTTGAATCCTCGCCCATCGCAGTGATGGCACGTCGGATCCAGGAAGATGTCGAGAACCTGGCCCATCACCAACTTGGCGACCTCGCTGGTCACCGGCGCACCTGTCAGGATGGCCTGGCCGATGGCGAACCCACGCAGATACTCGGCCGCGGGACGCAACGTCTTGAGCTTGTCCAAGACGAGGAATCGTTCGATGGGGCTGAGGTGGCCCTGCCCTCGCAGCATCACCCGCACCGAGTCGAACTCGACCTGAAGCCGGTACAGCATCGGGCCAAGGCCATCGGCGATCCAGCCGGCAGCGATCATGAGGTCGACGTCTCCGCGTCTCTCCGTGCGCATACGCAGGTCGCTGGACTCGGTCGCGGAGGAATAGCTCTCTGCGATGGTGCGGTGGTCGCTCACGCAGCCATCTCCAGCACCGTAAACGGACCCTTGACGCCAGCCACGTGCTTCTCTGCCGCCTGCAGAGAGATCCTCAACCGCGCTGCCGGCGCCATCTTTACCTTCGCAGCTTCGAGCGCAGCCATCGCGCCCTTCGCGGCCAGGTAGCCGCTACCGACTGCGGTGTAACCGGCCGACGGCTCAAGGACCGAGTAGTCGTCATGAACCTCGAACAATCGCCCGTTGACGCCGACCAGAAACTGGCCGCCGAACTCCTGGCTGTCCTTCTCCCGGCTCCATCCGGCCAACTTGAAGGCGCTCCGAACGGAGTCTATGAATCCGGTCCTCATGTAAAGGCCGATCTCATCAGCCTTGTCCCACTTGCGCCAGAGGGTGAGCGAGTGCTCGAGCACCTGTCCCATGCGAAAGGCTGTCGTGTAGCCGACAAGGAACGGCCCGACTTTGAAGACCTTCGGCCCGGCGAATACCTCCGAGCCCCAGCCATCCGAGCCGCAACTATCGCCGCCCATGAAGACGGTGCCCTTGTCGACCAAGCCGACGATGCAAGTCATGCTGCGCGTCCCTCGAAGAAGTCCGAGTCCGAGGTTTCCCGTGCAGCGCTGGCTTCAAGCGCCGGCGCGAACAACCCGGGCAGCGAGGCGCGCGGCTCGAGCGCGAGTTCAGCCTGCGCCACCTCACGCACCACCACCAGCACGCCCGGGGTCTCGCTGTAGCGCTTGGTGAGGCTCACCTGCACCACCTGCACGTCGTCGATCCAGGCGACGCCGTTGAGCCCGTCGCCAATGGCCTTGAGCACGTTGTCCACGTCCGGCTTGGTCGTCGGCCAGAGACTGCCGCGTAGCGCCTGATCGCGCTTCTTTCGCGACCAGCTCGCCGGCACCTGGTGGCGGATGTCGAGCTCGAGCGAGATCGCGCAGGCCAGCGGCGGGCGGCCAGCCATCGCCTCCTGCCCAAGGACTGCGATCATGCCCTCGTAGCTCGCCGTCTTGGCCGGCGTGTACATCCGCACGAAGCCGCCGCGGCTGGTCGCCTTCGGGCGGCCCTTGCCTTGGGGCTGGCCAGGCACGGTGAAGGCGATCACGCAGCCCGCCTCGCCACGATGCGGTACTTGCTGACCGTCGTCGGGGCGATACCGAGTTCGCGGCCGACGTCGCCATTCGACCGGTTCGGGTCGGCCGCGAGAATGGCAGCGATGACGTGATCCGGCGTCTTGACGATGCCCGCCGCCGCCCAGGCGAGCCGCATGTTCGCCCGGCGCTGCTCGGTGCATGTGCCCTGCCTGCAGCCGTTGCGCCGGATGTGCAGGCCTATCGCCGCCTTGTCGCGAGCCTCGCCCATGTGCACCGGGTTCACGCAGTCGCGCGTGATGCAGCGCCGATAGACCAGATAGCCCGCCAGCGGTGAGGCACCGTGCGCGATGTTCCAGACCGCCTTGGGCCCGCTCATCGATCGCTTCTCGCCGCGCTCGTGGTCGAACGTGTAGATCCGAGGAGTCCTGTCGCTCATGGCGCCCAGCCAGTGCCAGCACCCGGACACTCGGTCGACGCAGCACCGCGCGCGGATGTCGGCGACGGTGCACAGGCCGCGACCGCTCACGCTGCCGCCCTCAGTTCGAGCGAATCCACCGATGCGATGCGTCGGCCAACCCAAGCCGCAACGGGCACGGCCCAAGAGTTGCCGATGGCCTTGTATCGCGGGCCATCGGCCGCGGGCTTGCCCCGGTGCGGAATGGCCGTGTAGTCGTCGGGGAAGCCCTGCAGCCGTTCGCACTCGCGCGGGGTCAATCGGCGAACTTGCATGCCTGAATGAACGCCTATCGTGTACCCGTCAGTGTCGAGCGGGCCGGTCTTTTCGCCGTACTGGATTACATCGGACTGGCGCGCATCGAAGGCCACGGCCGGCGCGTGCGCTCCTGCCGCGAGCGGGTGGCACGGGTCGCCGGCCTTCGGACTCGAGCGGTTGGCCTTGCTGGTTATCTGCGTGGTGTCGAAGGCGATCAGTGGCGTTCCCCGCCCCGTGCCGTCCTCGCTGGCGTCGAAGCCTGCCCCGGTCCGGGTGCGGCCGCCGTGTGCGTTCAGACCGGCAGCAACGTCGATCGGTCTGCTGGTGTTGTTGCCGCCGAACGCGACGAGTTGCCCGGCCCCGGCTTCGTCAGCGCCGGCGCGCCAGCCGCCACATGGCGAAGTGCCAGCAAGAGCGCCGACGGCAATACCTTGCCTCGCTTCTCTGCTCGGCGCAGGATGCCCCGACAGGCTGTGGCGCTCAAAAAGTACCGCGGCGGCACGCTGCCAACTTCCAAGACATCCGATAACGAACACACGCTTGCGTCGCTGTGCCAGGCCGGTGTACTGAGCGTCAAGAACGCGGTAGGCGAACCCATACCCGAGCTCGCCCAGTAGCCCGAGGAAGGAACCAAAGTCCCGCCCTCCGTCGGAGGACAGAACGCCGGGCACGTTCTCCCAAACCATCCAGCGGGGCCGATGCTTTGCAGCAATGGCACCGAAGGTAAGCATGAGGTTGCCACGAGGGTCTGCCAGTCCCTTTCGGAGTCCGGAGACGCTGAACGACTGGCAGGGGGTTCCGCCGCAAAGAAGGTCAATTGATCCAAGGTCGGGCCACTCCTGAAACTGCGTCATATCGCCGAGGTTCGGGACCGACGGGTAGTGATGCGCGAGTAGCGAGCACGGAAAATGCTCGATCTCGGAAAAGGCCGCAGCGCGCCAGCCGAGCGGCGCCCATGCGACCGATGCAGCCTCGATGCCGGAGCAGACGGACAGGAAGCGAATGCCGCTCACCGCCCTGCCTCCGCGCGCGCCTGGTGCCCGGCAAACGCGGGCGCGCGTGAACCTCTGCCGCCGTCGAGCAGCGTTTGCGCCTCGTCGAGCGAGATCCCGAACTTCTGCGCGTAGGCCTTGACTCGCGCCGTGTTGGCGATGACGGCATGGCTGGTTGCCTGCTTCTCGCGGAAGTCCTCGCTCGGCTCTGAGACGACCGGTTCTCTCCCCGTCAACTTGTCCCGCACCGCCTGAAGCTGCGCGCGGATGTGGTCCGGCATCGACTGAAGCTCGGGGGGCGGTAGCAGCGCCGTCACCTGGTCCATTCCTATCCGGCCCATGACGGCGGCTTCGTGCAGGGCGAGATGCCGCTGCTCGAGGTCGTGACCGAGGCTGGGCATCCAGTTGACCGGGCGGCCGGTTTGGCGGGCTTCGAGGGCAAGCCGGTTGTAAGCGTCCCGGAACGCCACCCGTGCGCCAACCTCGTCGCCGAGTTGCATCACGGGCCGGGCGATACCCCAGGCCTGCGCGATCTCGTCGGTCCAGACGATCGTCGCGCTCTCATCGCGTCCCTTGACTGCGATGGCCCAGCCTTCGTCTGCTCCGGGCCGTGTGTCCGGGATCTGCGAGAGCACGTCGGCCGGTTTCGGGAAGAAGCGGCCGCGCTGTGGGTCGCGGACGTGGGCATCAAGCGCCCTCTGCACGGCCTCGACGGGGAGGTGCGCGAGCGTTCGAAAGAACATCGCCCGGCCGGTGCTGGTGAGCGGCGCCAGCGGCGGAACCACGGCGGCAACGTCGTCGAGCATTGCCGAGAAGTGGCTGAAATCCGACTCATGCATGGGTCTTGTCTCCGAAAAGAATTCGGGCTGCCTCGGCGTTCGCCTTGGCGTTGAATTCGCGGATGGATTCCTCGTCTCGCGGCGGCGCTTTGCCGCCGTTCATCCGGGGCTCGTAGACGGTCCGGTGCCCGTTCGTCACGGCATGGGCCAGCAGCGTCGCCGGGTCGTGGCCTTTGGCCCGGAACTTGTCAAGCTCTCGAACGACGCCATCCCTCGCTGCATCGGTGAACGGGACGCCCCTCATGGCCTTTCGCATGGCTTCGAAGTCGGTCCACTGCCGAGCCGGAACCCAATCCGGCGGCATCCAAGCCGCAGGGGGTTTAAGGGGGGTATCCCCCCTTTTCTCTATCTTCTCTTCTCTTCTCTTCTCTGGTCTCGCTTTTGTCACGGTCGCAGCGTGACAATTTGCGGACACAGTTCGAGACTTTGGCGTGACAGCCGGCGCGACAGGATCGGGCTCGGGAGATGCTCTCTCCTGCTGCTTCCTCCTCGTACCAAGGGCTCGCGTCTTGGCGGTCGCGCCGTTGTGGTGATCGAAATTCGGGAAGCGCAAACCGTCAGCGCCAGCCTCGAGCCAACCGACAGAAACGAGTGCGGAAGCGAATCCGTCACGCTGCACCTTGCGATCTAGCCACGCAGATGTCACGCCGCGTGCGTGACCATCGCGTGACTGCTCGTCTGCCCAAGCCCATAGCGTGTGGAGACGCCCGACGACAGCGAACTCGTCCAACTCGAGGCGCCCCGCCATGTCAATCACAGCCGGGTCGTCGGCTAAATCGTTGCGCATCTTGATCCAGTCACCTGCCATCGACGTCTCCAAATCACGCAACGATGCATCGAATGGCAAGCGCCGCCGGCCGCGAGAACTTTACAATGTAACCGTGCAAATAGTCCTTGCGTCGCCGCATTTCATACCGTACATTATCTACATGCCACGGGATGTCCGGGGCAGCAAACAGGAGATTGAGATGAGCACCGACCACACCTCGCAGTTCACCCCCGCGCAGATTGACCGAATCAACACCATGCTCGACAACGACGATCTGCTCAACTCGGCCAACGCGGACTTGATCGACGTGTGTGCTGCCGTCTGGGATTGCCCGAGATATGTGGCCCTTGCTTGGCTCGCCACGATGCCCGCCGCCTGACCCACCACCCTCTAGGAGATTGAAATGAGCATCACCAAGGTCCAGATCGCCGGCATCGCCCGGGCCACGAAGGACAACTGCCACCCGGACGGTTCCGGCGCCTGCGTCAATGTCTTCGCCGACGGCTCGTGGCTGTACGGGCACTCCGAGAACGATGTGATCGCACGCGGCGCCGAGGGCGACGGCTGGGACTACCGCGTCGCCTGCCTGCGCTACCCGATGACGCGCGCCACCGTGGCCGAAGTCCTCGCCAATGCAGCCGACTGAGCCCCGCAAGATGGGCCGCCCGCGGCTGCCGCCCGAGCAGCGCAAGGGCGAGCGCCTCGAGCTCCGCACAACCGCCGCGCGGGTGGCAAAGCTGCGCCGGCTCGCGCAATCCGCCGGCGTCTCGGCCAACTCTTGGATGGAGCAGCGCATCGACCTTGCGCGCGAGACGGTAGAGGGCGCGTAGCTCACGCGGCCTCGAGGTCGAACAGGTCGGGCATCGCGAACTCGCGTTCCGCGGCCTTGAGGTAGTGCACCTGGTCTAGGAAGTAGGCTGGGTTCAACTCCGACCCGCCGCCGGTGCGGCCGAGCGCAACGGCCCGCGCGGGCACGGTTCCAAGGCCAGAGAACGGATCGTAGACGTGTTCGCCCTTGTTGCTATAGCGCTCGATCAGCCGGTCCACGATGTCAAATTGCAGAGGGCAGACATGCTTTTCGACAGCCCGGTTCGCCTGCTCGCCGTTGAAGGTCTTCATGCGCAGCACGTCGTGCCAGACATCGGGCGAATGGCTGCCCGGAGCTAAGCTCATGAAGGTCGAGGGCAAAGCTCCCTTGGCCTGCAGTTCCTCGCCGATCTTGACGTGGAACTCGTAGTCGTACACCTCCTGCAGGCTGTAGTCGGTGAACATCTTTGCCAGCTTGGCGGGACCGTAGCCGGCCATCTCTTCGGCGGTGAGGCTCCGGTTCCCGCTCGATCGCCAGAAGGAGTGAGCGTCGACCTGCCAGCGCGCGAGGGAGTACTGCGCCTTAGTTTTCGTGACGGGGACGTCGGCGTAGCCGCGGGCGCGGTCGCTCTGCGGCTTGTGGAAGAGCAGGATGTACTCGGGCGAGCCGACCCCCATCTTCGTACCGTCCTTGCGCATCTCGGTATAGCCGAGGCGGTAGGTCTGGTTGTTCTCGCGCACGACGTCGGTGACGACCGTCAGCATGCCGAGGTAGTCGAAGCCGTGCTTGATGCCGTGCATCGTCGCTTCGCAGTGGAAGGGGCTCGATGTCGGCAACCCGAAGCCGGTGACGTTGCCGAAGTTGATCCGGTCCTTGACGTGGCAGGCGTAGATCCGACCTGGCTTGAGCATGCGCAACAGCTCCGGCGTCAGGAAGTCCATCTGCGCCCAGAAGTGCGCGTTGTCGTCGGTATGCCCGAAGTCGTTGTACGAGGGCGAATACTCGTAGTGATTGGCGAAGGGGATCGAGGTGACGATGAGGTCGACGCTCGCCTCCGGTTGCCGCTTTGCCTCTTCCACGCAGTCGTTGTTCGCGACGCAGAAGCGCTCGCCCTTCACCTCGATCCGTTCGAGGCCGAGGGTCCTGGCAAGCGTCTCCTGCATGGCCAGATGGTTGAGGCCGTACTTTTTGATGATCTCCGTCATGACTTGTACCTGTTCCTTGTGCTGCGCCCACTTCGCCAGAAGCGTGCGCAAGATCTCGCGTTCGGCTTCGCTGTAGACGATGTCGATGCGGACCTGGTGCGCTTGTTGGAAGCGCTGCACCCGGTGGATGGCCTGGATGAAATCGGCGAACTTAAAGCCGATGCCGGCGAAGACTTCGCGGTGGCAGTGGCGCTGAAAATTGCAGCCGCTGCCGGCGATGATCGGTTTCGTCGAGAGGACGCGGAACTCGCCGTCGCCGAAGCCGACGATGCGGCGCTCGCGCTCTTCGAGGTCTTGGCCCCCCCAGACGCTCACCGCCTCGGGGATCGCACCCTGCAGCGCGTGGCGCTCGGCCTCGAGGTCGTGCCAGATGACGAAGTGATCGTCGGTTTCGGCGACGAGCTCGCGGACCTTGGCGACCCGGCCGGGCATGCTGTCGCGCTTCTCGGCGGCGGCGGCGGAAAGACCGAGCGCAGGATCCGTGAACATGATCGCCTGACCGTCGCGCTCGCTACCGGCCTTCGCGTAGTCGGTCGGCACCTCGTGGTAACGGATGTCGAGTTCGGGCAGGTCGTAGCCCTCGTCCGAATAGCCGAGATCGCTCGGGCGCTGAAGGAAGATCGCCCACGATGAAACCCAGAGCCAGAACTCGGTTTCCTTGTGCGGGTAGAGCGTCAGATTGCCGGCCTTCTCGGCGTCGCGCTGGAAGAATCGCGTCAGGGCCTGGCCGCTATCCATGACGCCGAGGTAGGCGGCGTAGTGGATCAGTTCCTTGTAGCGATTCGGACTCGGCGTTGCGGTGTTGACCAGCTTGAACGGCACCGATGCGAACATCGGCAGGAACTCCTGAAACGTCTTCGATCCAAAGCTGCGCAACACGGCGGCCTCGTCGAGGCTGGTCGCCGCGAAGATCGCGGGGTCGAGCTTGCCGTCGCGGACCGTCTCATAGTTCGTGATGTAGAACTCGTGCCCAGCTGTCATTTCGGCGGCCGAACGGATGAATCGAAGCTCGATGCCGACCATCTGCGCGTCGCGGATCAACTCCTGCCGCACGCCGAGCGGGCAGACGGTCAGGCCGGGCCCGCCCGCCTTGGGCACGATCTGACGCTGCCACTCGCACTGCATGACCGACTTGCCGAGGCCGAAGGCGGCGAAGATGGCGCGGTTGCCACCCAGCACGGCCCAGCGAACGATGTCGCGCTGGTGAGGGAACAGGCACGGGTGCAGCTCGTCGGGCGCGACCTCGAAGCCCTTGAAGCTGGCGAGTTTGATCTTCTCGCGCAGGAAGGCGAGGTAGTCGCTCATCCGTGGGCCCACCCATCGCTGGAGTCGGCCGGCAAAAGCGGTAAGGGGTCGCTCACGGCATCATCTCCGCCGGCTGCGTGTCCGGCCACCCTGCCTCGAATAGCCACGCTTCGAACGGAACCTCATGCACTACGGGCAAGTCCAGGTTGCGGAAGTCGAGGGCGGGCATGGGCTCGACCTTGGGCGGGCGCTGGCCGTCGATGCGGAATT